ATTTCTGGCACAGAAGAAGGTAACGGCTTTTATGGAAAATTAGTACCAAAGTTGTTTATCCATAATGAATACAATACAGCAATTATTGAGAACATTTTGAAGCGACAGCGACAGGTATTGAAACAGATTAAGAAAGAAATGGAACAATTTAAACGCACAACTATTGATCCGCGAACTTTTGTGATTCTAGATGACTGCTTATATGATAACACTTGGTCACGCGATAAAATGATGAGGCTCCTTTTCATGAACGGGAGACATTGGAAGGTAATGCTAATCATAACAATGCAATATCCATTGGGTATTCCGCCGACACTAAGAACAAATATTGATTATGTTTTTATTCTAAGAGAGCCTTATATAGCAAATAGAAAGCGAATTTATGAGAATTATGCTGGTATGTTTCCTACATTAGAGTCATTTTGTCAAGTGATGGACCAATGTACTGAAAATTATGAGTGCCTAGTGATAAATAATAATGCCAAATCTAACAAATTACAAGATCAAGTGTTCTGGTATAAGGCCGACGCACATAATGACTTCAGATTAGGTTCCAAGGAGTTCTGGGAGCTATCTAAATCAGTAAATGATGAAGATGAAGAGGAGCAATATGACCCAAATAATGTGAAGAAACGCGGTCAGGGACCCAAAATTGCGGTGAAAAAATCTAAATGGTAAATACACTTTTATAAATTAGAAAGCAAGAATACTGCTTTTATAAAACTGCTTTCAAAATATAAAAGCGGTTCGAAACAATTTAAAGAGTATATTATTATAAAATATATAATAAGATGCAAGAACTAAACATTGTAGATCTCATAGAGAAAAATCCTATCTCTAAGCTATCAAATGTATATAATAACAAATTAATTAATAAAATTCAAGAAAATTTTACTGGATTTGAACAAAAACTATTTGTTAGCAGTTTTTACTGTTATTTAAATTATGATAAAAACTTAGATTTTGTGGTTGATTTAGATAATGTCTGGAAATGGTTAGGCTTTCAGCAAAAATATAACGCTAAAACTGTTTTAGAAAAAAATTTTAAACTTGATATTGATTATAAAACCGCTCCTGAAGTTGCGGGAGCGCTTTTAAAACAAAATGGTGGACAAAATAAACAAACAATTTTATTAACAATTAAATGTTTTAAAGCATTTTGCTTAAAAGCTCAAACAAAAAAAGCATCAGAAATTCATGAATATTATATGAAAATGGAAGAAGTTTTACATCAAATTATTGAAGAAGAAACAGATGAATTAAGACTTCAATTACAACAAAAAGAAAATGTTATTTTAGAAAAAGATCAATTATTAAAATCTTCTAAAAAGGAAAAACAAAAAGCAGTAGAACAAGCAATTATAGTACATTTTCCGTTAAATACTGAATGTATATATATTGGCACAATTGACAATATAAATGAAGCAGGTGAAAAATTAATTAAATTTGGTCATACAAATAATCTTGAAACCAGAGTAAATGACCATCGTAAAGGTTATATTAATTTTGAATTAATAGATGCGTTTAAAGTACACAATAAAGTAGAAATTGAAAATTTAATTAAAACACACTCAAAAATTAAAAGACAAATTCGTAGTATACAACTAAATGGAAAAAATAAAACAGAGTTAATTGCTTATGATGAAACAGATTTTACTATTGAAAAATTAACCAAAATTATAAAGGATATTATATATTCTAAAACATATAGTATTGATAATTTTAATAGAATAATAAAATTAAATGAAGACTTAGAAAATAAAATTAAAATGTTAGAAGAACAAAATAAAAAACTAGAAATTGAAAATAGAGAATTAGATATTGAAAATAAAAAATTAAAGGAGCAGCCTAATTCAGTACCAAGAGAAACCCAAGTTATACAACAAAATATTACATTTATACCTAATGTAGTAGAAAATGAAATGAATAAAAAATTTAACGAATTTATAAACAGTGTTTGTATTGTCCGTCCAGATGTAGAAGAATATTCTGTTAATATGGAAGGTCGTTATAGATTATGGAGCCAAGTTAAACCAACCAAAGAAGTTTATCACGCATTTAAGATTTATTTAGACACACATTTTAAACCAAAACGTATTGGAACAAATCATGGTTATAGTGGAATTAAATTAAAACCAGCCGAGTATAAAAAATCAAAAGAAAATTCTGATATTGAGATATTTATATTTCATGCGTGTGAATTTTCAGATAGTGGAAAAGTATTGAATTCAGTTTTGTTAAGAGAATATCAAAAATGGAAACTTTCTGTCGGAAAAGAACTATCTGAAAATGATATGAAAGAAATAAAAGAATATTTAAATGAGTCGCCTTATGCATTAAAATCAGTTGTATGGACAGATGAAGGTAATAATGACGGTCATTATGGATTATCTATTAAGAAAAATGAATATACACCAAAATTAATTTCTTCAACTGGTAAAAAAGTATATAAGAAAGAAGATAAAACTAACATCTTACTAGCGAGTTGGGATACAATCGCAAAAGCAGCTTTAGCCGAAGGCATTTCCACTGCTAAAATGAGTCGTAGTATTAAAAATAAAGTTATATTCAATGATTATTATTATAGTATTAGTTAATTAATACTATAAATTTTTATAAATTAAATTATATTCAATTTATAAAATTAAAAAACAATACAATATTTATTCAACATCTTCCATCTTATCCTTAGGAACAGCAAATGGTCCGCTAACTAGCTCAGAACGTCCATAATCAGACTGACCAACAACAATATTGTCACCGTCAAAAAGCTCACTGCGAATATCAGCAACTGAAATACTCTCAGAAGATGCCAATTTGCTCTCTTGGGTATTTGAAATGCCAATCAAATTACCGTCCTTATCAATATCCTGAGTTAAAGAACTACCGTGCTTCTCAGCATTCTTCTTATTGTCATCAATAGCCTTCTGCTTGGTCTCCTTAACACGCTGCTCAAATGCGGTCTTAGCAGTAGCCTCATTCTTCTGCTTCTCCTGTGCCAATTGGTTTAGCTCCTCCTCCATATACTCAACACGACCAGTCTTGTAAGCCTCGGGATCCCAGCATAACCACTGACCAACAGGGCCGACAAAAACATCAAAACTAGGGTCAGTCTCACGCAATAATTTAGCACGCATCTCAGCCTCCTCTTGTGTCTGGAAGTTACCTCTAGACTTAAAACCTCGCACAGAGGTCTGGAAGTTGTGCTTAATACTAAACTGCTTCTCAAGGTCGTCCTCATGCTTATCCATAAAGGTCTTGTAGTCATCTTCAATAGATGAATTAATAATATTATCCCGCTCCTCGGTAACAAATCCCTCATAATCCTTCATCAAATCTTCAAAATTCAACTTGTATTTATAAGAAACAAAATTAATAAATTGATGGAACTTCTCCATAGACTTGGAAAATTCCCACTTCTTTAGGAACTCTTCAAAAAAGAACATTTCCTTTTGCTTCAAAATCTTCTCGGGAGTAATAAATGAAAAGCAGCCAAATTGTTGGCCAGCAATAGGCTTATCAAGCTCCAATAAATCTACATATTTAGGGTTAGGAGATCCATCAGTTCGTTGCTTTCGCTCAAAAGGCAACTTTTTGGAAGCATTTGTTTTAGGTTTTCCGCTCATTATATATATTTATTTAGTAGTTCGTTTTAAGTTTTAATTTTGTAAAATATTATTATTTTATTTAAAACAAAATAAATTAAAATTAAAAGCAAATTATTATTTTTTCTTTTTTATTTATATAAACAGAAATGGCTATGTTTGACGTTACTGAGCTTATTAAGCGCATTGTTAAGTATTTAATTGAGGGTTTGATGGTGGCTATTGCTGCTTTTGCTATTCCCAAGAAATCCTTGAATATGGAGGAGATTGTTTTGCTTGCTTTAACTGCGGCTGCTACTTTTGCTATATTGGATACATACATTCCTAGTATGGGAGTGTCAGCTCGCACTGGTGCCGGTTTTGGTATTGGTGCTAATTTGGTTGGCTTCCCTGGTGGTCTTTAAATTGTTAGTTTATAATTAATAATTAACTAATAAACTATATTTGAAAATAATAGACTATAATATATATTCTTAATACATATTATATAACAAATTATGGATAGACTAACATTAGCAGATTTACATATATCTAGAAGTTTACCAAAACCTAAACCAAACATAAATATAATGCCCAAATTTATAACAAAACCATTATCTAAAACTAAATCATTTGTTAAATCTATGAACAAGTCTATGAATAAGTCTATGAACAAATCTTTAAGCAAAAGTTTAACCCCATTCTCCAAATCATTTTCTTTAAATAAACCAGAAATAAGTCCAGAATCAGAATCTAAATCAGAATCTAAAACTTTAAGTAAAACCAAGAGTAAATCTATTATGAGCCCAGCATCTAAAACCAAGAGTAAATCTATTATGAGCCCAGCATCTAAAACCAAGAGTAAATCTATTGTAAGTCCAGCATCTAAAACTTTAAGTAAGTCTTTAAGTAAATCTTTAAGTAAAACTAAGAGTAAGAGTAAAACTAAAAAGATGGTAAAAAAACCAAATATTTCTAGACAGTCGCTATAAATTCCCAATCTAATTCAACACACATTTTTTTCCAAGTATCATCTTGTTCTATTAATTTTTCTCTATCTTTTAACATTGGAATATCAGATAAATATTGATTTTCTCCAAGAAGCTCACAAAACTTAAATAATACATAATAGTAATTTAAAAAGTTAACACGATAATCTGGACATGTTTTTGAATATGGAGACTGAATTTCCATAAATAAATTACATAAGATTTCTTCTAATTCAGGACTAAATACAGGTGGTTTAAGACCCAATTTATTTTTAATAAACGCAATATGTTCATAGTATTTATTAAATCCTAGCTTCTTAAGAATCTCCTTTGTTTTATAGTGTGTTAGTTGATCTAATGATATTCTTTCCTTTTTAATTTGTTGCTGTATTTGTTCAATTACATCTTCAGGTATTTGAGTTGTTTCTTTTCCTTGAAACTGAGCAAGAATTTCCTTAAAATGATTAATCTTTTTATAAGCATAAAAACAAACTTCTTTAGGTGGTTCCTTATAAGATGGTTTTTCATTCTCTATTAAATAAGGTATACTAACAGCACAAATATTACAAATAAGAACCCCTTCGTCATCTAATGGTATCATTTCGCCTTTATAACAACTCTGACAAATATCAGTAGATTTTACAAATGAATTCATATCAATAAATGTTTCATCTATGTTACTCAAATATTTTTGAACAATATTTTTGTTACGATTTTCAGATAATGAATTATCCTTTTCAGGCTGTTGTATTTTAAAAAAGTTAAATAATTTTTGGCTTTTTGAATTATTACTAGTATCATTTGTATCATCCTTGTTATCAATATTTTTTTTATTTTCAAAATATTCAAATATATATTTAGAGTTGTCTAGAAAATAATTTGTTTTTCTTGCTTTTAGTTCATTAATTGTATTTTTTATTTCTTTAATTCGGTCTTTTATTTCCATTACTTGTTCAATAGGTAAATTTAAATTAGGATCTGAAATTTGTTCAATAAGCTGTTGCTTTTCTTCCTTTAATCTAGGAATAATATCTAATTCATCTTTTGAAAAGTCTGTCATAATTTCCTTATGCTTTCCATCTAATGTAGTTGAATAACGTTTACATACCTTTATTTTTTTTGTAGCCTTTGGTTTAAATGAGGGCATATTTTATAATACTTATACTATTATAATTAATTTTATTTAATTAGATATTTTGTGAAAGTATATAATTTGTATTTTATTTTATATTTTATTTTATATTTTAGCAAATATAATTAGACAAATATAATTAGACAAATATTTATATAAGTTTAAAGATAAAATATAGTTTCATTTGTTATGTTAATGGATATTGATATTAAGATAACAAATAATGAAAAACAATTAGAACTAGAAATAGATAAAATAAAATTTCAAAAAATGGTATTTTTGTATAATGCTTTAGACAATGGTTGGTCAATTAAAAAACGAAATGATTCTTATATTTTTACAAAAAATCACGAAGGTAAAAAAGAGATATTTGACGAGGCATATTTGTCCATATTTATGAAGGAAAATGTAAACATTAATAATATATTAAAATAATATGTAGGGGATTTAATTAAATTTAATTGTCGTAAAAATTTAATTAAATTAAAATTCAAAAAATTATTTTCTTTAGGAATAATATAAAATGGGAGGCGGACTTATGCAACTCGTAGCTTATGGAGCTCAGGATGTTTACCTTAAAAACCTGTAGGGTAGAAAAACATCGGGGAATATCGAATCAATAAGATATTCAGAAAACCCTTTGTGGCATTTTGTTGCACTTGTTATTTGCGACTTATCCACTGATGTTAATTAGGGAATCTAAATAAATATAAATATTTAGAAGGAAGAACCCTAGTGAGAAAATCAAACTGCTTGAAACCCCTAAAGCTTATTCTACTAAGCAACTGTTGTAAGATAGTTGTGGCCAAGATAAAAAACTTGGGTATAGTAATAATGAATAAGATGTTTTGAATTATATTTCAAATAAATGGGCAATGAGCATCCAAGCTTCTTTAAACAAAACAAAAATGATATAAAATTAATAATATAAATAATATATTGATACGTAGATGGAAACTCATTCTAACAAAATAGAAGATAGTAAACAATGTGTAAAATGTGAAACGATAAAATGTCTTGATAAATTCAGACAATATAATAATGGTTCGCAATCTAGCACGTGTAAAAAATGTTTGAATGAACTGGATAAAATAAGAAAAAAAAATCAAAGACAGAAAAAATCTGAAAATTCTTTAGCTACTTGTGAAAAATGTAATACAGAAAAAGCATTACGTTATTTCACAAAGTTGAAGAAATTTTATAAGAAAAAAATTTGTTTAGATTGTTATCCAGAATTTTTGAAGGAACAAAAAATAGAATGGTGTAAAAATGAACATAATACAAATATGAATTATCGTATTAAAAAGTCATTAGCAGCACGATTACGAAATGTTCTGAATAAAGAAAATACTACTATGAATTATATTGGTTGTAATATTCAATATTTTAGAGAATGGTTAGAATATAATTTTACAGAAGAAATGAACTGGAATAATTACGGTTCTTTATGGTCAATAGATCATATAATACCAGTATGTAAATTTGATTTAACTATAGAAGAAGAAAAATTAAAATGCTGGAATTGGACAAATATGATGCCAAAAACAGTAAAATATAATTCATCTAAAAAAAATATTGATATGGAACAAATAAATTATATTATTGATAAAATAGAAAAGTTTAAAGAAGAAGGTTCAACGACTAAATGGTTTTCGAGTGAATTTATATTAAATAAAGAACTTGTGTTAAGTAAACAATAAAACAAAATAAATTCATTTTAAGATATAGTCTAATCCTTGTTGAAAAATAAGGTAGAGGAAATGTACAGGTAACCCTCAAATCACCTTCTGGAAGGTCACTTACAGAAGATACTGTAACTTTGCTATCGAATCAATCGAGCAAACTTTCAACGGCCAAGCCGATTTTGGACGAAGAGTTCAATGCGTTATCTCCAGAAATGGTGATCTCGCCTACAGAACCTATTTACAGGTTACTCTCCCCGAGATTAACCAGCTCATGGGCATTGCTTCCTTCGCCGTTGGCGCTGGATCTGGTGTCTATGCCCGTTGGTTGGATTTCCCCGGTGAGCAGCTCATCGCCCAGGTTGAGGTTGAGATTGGTGGTCAAAGAATAGATCGCCAATATGGTGACTGGATGCACATCTGGAACCAGCTCACTATGACTTCTGAGCAACAGCGTGGATACTTCAAGATGATTGGTAACACCACCCAGCTTACCTTCATCACTGATCCCTCTTTCTCTGAGGTTGATGGCCCTTGCGACTCCTTGGCCCCCCGCCAGGTTTGCGCCCCTAGAAATGCTCTCCCTGAGACCACTCTCTATATCCCTCTCCAGTTTTGGTTTTGCACCAACCCCGGTTTGGCTCTCCCTTTGATCGCTCTCCAATACCACGAGGTCAAGATTAACCTTGATATCCGCCCTATTGATGAGTGCTTGTGGGCTGTTACCACCTTGTCTTGCAACTCCAACACTTCTAACCCCATTGTTGCTTCTGGCCAATATGCTCCCGGACGCCCCGTCCCCGCTGCTATTGCTTACAACCAGTCTTTGGTTGCTGCTTCTTTGTATGTCGACTATGTCTTCTTGGACACTGACGAGCGCCGAAGATTCGCCCAGAACCCCCACGAGTACCTCATCACTCAGCTCCAATTCACTGGTGATGAGTCCGTTGGTTCATCCTCCAACAAGATCAAGCTCAACTTTAACCACCCCGTTAAGGAGCTTATCTGGGTTGTTCAGCCCGATCAGAACGTTGACTATTGCTCATCTCTTGTGTGCGATGCTCTCTTGTTCAAGGTCCTCGGTGCCCAGCCCTTCAACTACACTGATGCCATTGATGCTCTCCCCAACGCTATCCATGCTTTCGGTGGTCCCGCCTCTGTTGCTGCTGACTCTCGTGCTTACATTGATGCCCGTGGTCTCTTCAACGATGCCGGTGCTCTTGACTATGAGATCCCCGCTGGATTCACTGGATACTGGCACGGTCCCCAGAACCCCTACAATGAGGCCAACTTGGGTGGTGTCCCCGTCCTCCAGAACCCTGACCTTGGCGTTGACCCCTCTGTCCTCGCTGCTCTCAAGGATCTCTCCAACGGCCACCTCGATAACTCCACCGTCTCTGATGCTGGTACCTTCGTTTTGACTGAGACCTCTTTGGACCTCCACTGCTGGGGCCAAAACCCCGTCGTCACCGCTAAGCTCCAGCTTAACGGCCAGGACCGCTTCTCTGAGCGTGAAGGAACCTACTTCTCTTGGGTTCAGCCTTACCAGGCCCACACCAGAAACCCTGATGAGGGTATTAACGTGTACTCATTTGCTTTGAGACCTGAGGAGCACCAACCCTCAGGAACTTGCAACTTCTCCAGAATAGATAACGCTACCCTCCAGCTTGTCCTCTCCAACGCCACTGTTGAGGGAACCAAGACTGCCAAGGTCCGTGTCTATGCCACCAACTACAACGTGCTCAGAATTATGTCTGGCATGGGAGGCCTTAACCATTTGCGCAAGCGAATAACCAGGGCCGAAAAGCAGTATGCTATAGTAAAGCGACCAATTACTATAGAAAACCATTTTAGCCGTCGCATAAATATAAATAACCCCAGGCTAACTGCTAGTGACATTTGGAAACAAATGTTGCGACATATCTTGTTGTTCGGGAAACCCCTTATAGCTTTTTCTACCAAGTCTAAATTGGAAACTTTTAGATGGCCGAGAGTAATTAACTCGGGTATGGTAATAATGAAAAAGATTGGGCAATCCGCATGCTTACTACCTAAATTTGCTATGATAGAATATGGTAGGGCGTCAGAGACTGAACGGATATGGGTCAGCAATGAAGGTCTAATCAACCTGAGCTGGCTTAAGATACAGTCCTCCCCATCTGGAAACTTATGGGAAACAGAGTGCTTATTCCAACTAAGCGCAATGTGTTACAAATTATTATATTGGTTTTATTATAATAGTAAAATTGAAATAAATAATAAATTAATTATTCATAATATAAATATTATATTATGAACTTTGAAGAAACAAATTATATTACATTCTCTTATTTCTAGTAACTCTTCTGCGTCTAAAACTTTTTCTAAGCTTAGAGCCAGTTCTTCGCTTACTTCTAGTTTGTCTTCGTCTAGTTTTTCTGAAGCCTTTTGCATTAGTCTTAGTTTCTCTTTCAAGATAGTCTTCAATTGCTTTTAATTTAAATCCAAAAGTCATTCCACTGTTAATACTACTAGATATATCAGGAAATTTTTGTATTGCTCTTGTAATAACATCATCGCTATTATGAGGACAAGGTGACAATCCAATACGTCTACATATCATTTTTTTAAGGTCATCAGCAAGTTTATCATAAATTGCCTTTATTTTTTTATATTCAGTATTTTCTTGAGGTGTAAAATATATTTCTTTTTTTGAACCACTATTAATAGCTTCAACTGCTTGATCAATAATATAATCAGTTCTTTCACCCGCATCCATCATTCTTACATATTGACTACGCATATTTAATTCAAGAACTCCAACAATAAAATTTTCCATATTATATTGCCCATTATTTTGACTACCATATATTTCCATATTTCTTCCTTCCAATCGCCTATTTCTCATATCATCATCAAATAGATTATATTGTGCGCTGGCAATACCTTGTTCTCTTATTTGATTTAATAAATTTGGTGGTTCTTCATTATAATTATCATTATAATTATCATTATCATTATAATTATCATTATCATAAGATTCAGTATCCCAATCAGCCATTTCTTCCCGAAAATCTCTTTCAGCATTACTATAATTACTACTACTACGAGACATAATTTATATAATATGTGTATAAAATATTTAAAATATAATAACAGTTATTAGAAAAATAGTTTAAATACAAATAAAAATATAAATATATAATTATAAATGTCTAAAACACCAGTAGTTGTTATTTTTGGCGGAAATGGATGGATTGGTTCCAAAGTAGTAGAATTATTACAAAAAGCAAATATTAAGGTAATTAAGTCATTATGCCGCGCAGATGATATTCCAATGATACAAAAAGAAATAGATTTAATTAAGAATGTAACACATATTATGAGTTTTATTGGTCGCACACACGGAGTCTATAATGATGAAGTAATTGGCACAATTGACTATTTAGAGAAACCAGGTAAATTAGTTGAGAATATGAGAGATAACCTGTTTAGTCCTATTGGTTTAGCTGAATTAAGCAAAAAGAATAATATTCATTTTACATATTTAGGCACAGGTTGTATTTTTGAGTATGATAGTAATACTCATTTATATGGCGACCCAGATACTGGATTTGTAGAAGAAGATTTGCCTAACTTTGTTGGATCATCTTATTCTATTGTGAAGGGATATACAGATAGATTAATGCAACTATTATATTCTGATAGCACATTAAATGCCAGAATTAGAATGCCAATTACAGATGAACAAGATAGTCCTCGTAATTTTATTACAAAGATTACAAGCTATAAGAAAGTATGTTCTGTGCCAAACTCAATGACAGTTTTAGATGAATTGCTACCAGTATTAATAGAAATGGCATTAAATAAACAAGTAGGAACTGTAAATTTAACAAATCCAGGAGTAATTAGTCACAATGAAATATTAAGCATGTATAAAGAAATTGTAGACCCTAATTTTACTTGGGAGAATTTTACAGTTGAAGAACAGAATCAGATTCTAGCATCTAAGAGATCAAATAACTGTTTAGATACTACAAAACTAACTAACATAACATTGAGTTATAATAATTCTGTTAGTTCAATTCATAATGCCGTTAGAGATGTTCTCCAAAGAATGAACAAAAAGAATGAGCAAAAAGAATGAGCAAAAAGAATGAGCAAAAATATTATAAGTTATAATTCATTTTATAATTTATAATACAAAAATAAGAAGGCAATGAAGTTACTTGTTACTGGTGGATGTGGATTTATTGGCTCCAATTTTGTTAATTATTATTATAAGCAAAATCCGGAAGCAACTATTGTAAATTTAGACGCGATGTATTACTGCGCATCAGAATTAAATATAGATGAAGAAGTAAGAAACTCATCACGATATCATTTAGTAAAAGGCAATTTATGCTCATATGATCTCATTTCTAATATTTTAAATATTTATAAAATTGATACAGTAATACATTTTGCCGCACAATCGCATGTCCAAAATTCATTTGAAGACGCACTTCAATATACACATGATAATGTCCAAGGAACTCATACATTATTAGAAGCTTGTAGAAGGTATAAAAAAATTACACGATTTATTCATATTTCAACCGATGAAGTATATGGTGAATCAATGCTTAATGAAAATGAGGAAAAGAAAAATGAAAACTCTATTTTGTGTCCCACAAATCCTTATGCCGCAACAAAAGCAGCAGCTGAATTAATTGCTAAGTCATATTATCATTCATTTAAGATGCCAATTATAATTACTCGTGGTAATAATGTTTATGGTCCTAATCAATATCCTGAAAAACTTATACCACGTTTTATTCAGCAGCTACAACAGGACAAAAAAGTTACTATTCAAGGTGATGGTTCTAATGTAAGAGCATTTTTACATGTGAATGATGTATGTTCTGCTTTAAAATTAGTTTTAGAAAAGGGAGAAATTGGAGAAATATATAATATTGGAAGTGATGATCATCATGAATATACCGTCTTAGATATTGCTAAGATATTAATAGAAAAAATTAAAGGCACAATGTCATATGATGAATGGATTACATATATTGAAGATAGACCATTTAATGATAAACGATATTATATTAG